GCATTTGTTACATTACCATCTAATATTTTAACAGTAGTGACGGCATTATCTGCAATTTGTCCAGTTGCTACTTGAGCTGCTACCACATCACCAGCAACTCTTCCAACTACCGTATTTACTGGCACAGCAAAACTTACGAGATCTCCTGCAGCTCGAGCAACAACACTATTAGTAGAAATCGATAAGTCATCAATATTTGCAGTACCTACTTTTGCAAGAAGAGTGTTATCACCTAATGCTAAGTCAGTTGGATTTTCAGCGCCTGCCGTAGCATTTACCTTAACTGTATTAGCTGCCATATTGTTTAGTTTTGCATTCGTCACCACATCTGGTTGGATTGTAACAACACCAGCATTTGTCATAAGAACATCTTGAGATAAAGCAGCAGATGTAAAACCAGTTCCATCACCAATTAAAATTTGCTCATCAACAACAGCTTTATTTGACGATGCTCCAGCTGTATTTGCATCTCTTACTTTAACTGTATTTGCTGGCATATCTTCTAACATAAGACCATCAGCTTCTTGAGTTAATCCATGACCACCTGCAACATTAAATACACCAGATGAATCATCTATAGTAGATTTACTTATACCAAGTCCTGCAGCGTAATTTGTAGTCGGAGGAATAGCCCAAGTAAATGTTCCATCTCCATCAGATCTTAAAAACTGATATTGAACACCTCCACNAAGGAGAGAATATCCGCCCATACCGNTAACAGCTAAGTGATGAGAAGTAATAACATCTGAATCAATATTACGGCCAGAGATCGCATGCGTATCTATATGATATTCTTTAAGTTGGTTTGAATCTATCCATGCCATATCATGTAAGTGGTTCATCGCTGATACATAACTAGAATCATGACCAGTAAAACCAGGAGATCCTGTTTGGCCACTACCGGTAGTCAGCGCATCTAAGTCTCCTCCTTGTTCACCAATGAGGTTGGTCTTCTGTCTCCAACTATTAATTGTATCAGTTAGATTTACGATTACCTGTCTAGCCATTTGATTCTACCATTTTTTCTGTTAATTGCGCTAACATTTTTTTTATTTCACTTACATCATTTTTTAATTCAACAAGTTCTTTTTCTTTAGCAGCGTCTAATTTCTTTTTCATTCTAGCCATATTTATAGCATCGTTATCAATATTTAATATTGCTCCACTAGCTAAATCTTTAACTAAATTAGGATGACCATTTACTTTTACACAATTAATATTACTTCTCAATTTTAAACTCCTAACGCTATAACTCTTAAATCTTTAACTGTAGGAACCTTTGAACTGTTATTAGCAAAAAATACAATTTTAATTTGGAATGTAGTAAAGGCTGGAATAGACCCTCCAACGCCGCCAATTAAATAGCGATATTCTTTATAAGAATAGATATTATCTGAAGTAGAAACAGGTGCTTCAAGTTCAGCTATTGTCCAGTCAATATCAGTTAGTATTGTATCTTCTGTACCAGTTTTATAATATACATCAAATAACGAGCCTGTAGGTCTGTTACCAGCTAATAAAACTTTTAATCCTACTGCAGTATTTGTTAATGTCACTGGCTTTGTAATATGTTTAGCAAGAGCACTTCCACTAAACGGAGTAGTTTCTGCAGCATAATCAAAGATCACATTATGACCAGAAGTAGCTGATGCTGCTGGTCTATCTATTTCATTTTTAGTAAGTACTAATGAACATCTTTGCAAATCAATAATAGGCGAAACAAAAGAGCTAGTTGTACTCATTGAGAGTCTTAAAGAACCAGTATTAACTCCACCTAATCCGCCAGCACCTGTTGCAGTATCTTCTTTTACTGCATTTGCTACCATTATCGGAGTCTCAAAATAATTTTTCTGATTAAGCGCAATATCGGTATATCCTCCTGCTGGCGCAACATATGGAGTTTCTAACGCAACATTCGAATATCCGGAATACAAGCTTGCTTTTGGAATTATACTTGTATTAGGAGGATCAAGAGTTTGAACAATAGGATATAAAGTATTTCCTTGAATATTTTTAGTTGCAAATATTTCACTTCCACCGCCTTGAGCTGCTGAAGTCGCTGATCCTGCAGCTAATGTAATTTTATAGCCTGTAGGATCAATATGGGTTATTGTATGAGTAGTGTTAAGTTGAGAAGCTGTAACGCCTCCAACCGCAGTTGCTCCAGTAATAGCAACTTTATCTCCAACAAATAAATTATGATTCTTATGGAAAACTCTTATTGAAGTTGGAGCTGAAGTATTTGTTAAAATAGGATTAAGACCTAATTGAGCAAGTGGTAAATCTGCTGTATTAAGTTGAGCAACTGCTTGTATATTAGTAGCAAAATCAGCTCTATATAATGTAAATTTCATATCCTGTTCTTGAGAAGCTTCCCAAGTTGTACTGTTTTGTGACTTAAAGAAAGATCCTAAGAATGGCTGTTTTGTAATTCTTCTTGAAGTAGATCCTAATTCCCAGTCACCCATAAATGATGTCCATAATAAATAATCTGTATTGTCGCATATACAAACAATTGCGTATTCTGTTCTACCAGATAAGTAGATTGGTTCATCAAAGGTAAATGTTGTTGAAAGACTTGCGTCATTAGAAATTGCAACATCACCAGGTGCTAAATATTTTCTAGATCCTGGTACAATTGTATTTGATGCTGGATAACCATTTACAAGAGGTCTTAATTCAATCCATACTGGTAGCGTAGCATGTTTTGTTTTAAAATATAAATCAACTTTAGTTACAAATATACCTTCGTCTTGAGGAACACGAAACGATTGCGCTAAAGGATCAGGGGCCTCGCTCCGATCGATCCGTGGCACAGGTTGCAATCTAGATCCAGTTACTACTCTACTAGTACTTGAAACTCTATTTCCAACTACTGTAAGATGTCGAGTAGATAATATTTCTTCTTGCCAAGTCTGTAGAGCACCTGAAGCGTTATATGATGCTACTGCTCGTGATCCTGGCAAACCACCGTTGTTCGCTGTTTCTGTAACGTCAAGTAACATAAAATTAGCGTTACCAGTTCTAAATTTAGTTGTACTATTATTAGGAATAAAAAAAGATCCTGCGACACTACCCTTTGCATCTGTAAGTAATGCGCCACTTCCATCTGGATGTGTTGTAAAATTATTTGGCGATTCATATTCAACTCTTGAGGAATTAATTCTATCAAAGTTTCCAGTACTTCTAACAAAATCATCCATTTTAACGTTATTTAAGTATGCAAAATGATATGCATTTGGCCGCAACCCAATAGCTTCAAAACTAACTTTTCTACTTCTCATGAATGGTATAACTGCTACATCAATAATTTTAGAACCCAAAGAAGTTCGAATAGTTTCAGAAGCCACTACTCTATTTACAATTGAACTTGTAGTTTGGTCAAATCCCCAAACTGTTAATCTTCCACTGGTCTGAGAGAATGCTCGACTAGATGTCGTTGTAGCTGATGCTACTGTAGTTTCATCCCCTACTTCCATTCCTTCAATGTCGTTACCTAACCAACCCCACTCTGATTGATCAAAAAGAAGCGCTTGATTGAGATTTAATCTTGTTCCACCGTCAATCACTTTTGCAGCAGCAATTTGATCAACTTTCCATTCATCTGACTGAGGAGATAACGTCATTGATCCACTATAAATGGAAATCATATATGGATTAACATTTTCTGTACGTGATACAACTGATTGTGTAATATATGCAACTTCAGTATGTTTAATATAAATGTTATCTCCTTTTAAAACGGTGTCTGGTGTATCTACTCCGCTTACAGTCCTCGAAGAAGAAGTTGCTGCATCGTAAATAAGCCCTACATTATATTCAGTAAAAGGTGGATGTAAAGTCATAGTTTTTGGATCAATAGAAGCTTTATATTCAACTGAATTAACATTAGCGTGAAAAAGATCTTTAAAATTATCTACAAGAAATCCAGATTTAGTTCTATTATTACCTGAAGCATCAATAACTTCCAACGCATTAGTATCTAGTTCTAATAAACTAAGAGCTACAGTTTCTTCTAATAAATCTACTCGCTTATCGATTTTACCAATATCTTTCATGGTATAACCTTTATTTTCAATAAATTTAACGACCATGTCAGAAGGAGAAATTGTACCACCGTTAAGTGACGATCTATATAATTCTAAAGATTTAGGTGGTTGAGATGGTAATACTGGATTATCTGCTGGTGTTCCTTCTAAGTTTTCTAAAATACCTTCAGAATTTATAATGATTCTATCTTGTCTTGGAAGATAATGCTCAATTCTCACGTCTATAAGTGTATCATTTTGAGGTAATTCATTAACTACACCACCAGTCGCTCCTCCAGTATCATTAAATACTGAACCGCCAGGTGCTATAGCTGATCTGAAGTCCATTACGTCTCTGAGTTGAACTACTGTTCCATCTCTCATGATATATTCTGGAATATCACCATATCCAGCCGGAAGACCTGGATAAGATCCTACTGCAAAACATACACCGGCTCCATGTTGATAATATGTAAATTCTACATAAACATTACCAGTAAGACCGCTCGTAGATTTTCTTATTAATTTTCCTAGTCCGTAGAATCCGTCTCGTTGTCCGTTATCGACTACAAANTGATCACTTACATCAGGTCCACTTGATGATCCTTCTTTAATCATTGTTACTGCAATAATATCGTTTTGATCAAGATCTACAGTTCCAATACCACCGCTAACAACAATAGCAATAGTTTCTTGTTGATTAGTTGAAACCGTTTTTGATCTTACAGAAATGTTACTTGATTTTTTAACATATGCCAATACTTCAACAGCATTAGTAGCATGTGGTAAGCCAGTAATTTGAATAGTCTGACTACCCGGAGACCCTATTGTTGCAGCAGTAGTGACTGTACCTCCTTGCATTATAATCCAATCACCAGTATTATCAAATATTTCTCCAGATAAACCAGTAAGTGTTATAGAATTACTTGAAGGAGTTCCTGTAAATTTACGCATTACAGTCATATTAACAATTGCAATATCTTTTGGTCTTTTATAAGGAACTTCAAAGAATAAATTATTATCATTTGCTTCTTTAAGAACTGCTCCAGCAGGGCTTCCTTCTAATACTAATGTTGAATAAACACTTGTACTAGTACCAATTTTAACTGCATCTCTAAAGCTATTTGTACCTGTCATTACTACATCAAATATAAAGACTCTAAAGTTCGAACCAAATGCTGCTGGTGCATCTACATGGCGTACTCTACAAGTTCCTAACACTGAATTATCAGCTTTGTAAATATTAACTGCTGGAAATGTAGTTTTTTGATTACCACTTGGTGAATCCATAGGTAATGCGCCAACAAATGCCGATACAATTACATAACTTCCGTATTCTGCAGGAATAGAACTAATATCGCCAGTCGAAGTATTACCAGCAAAGGTAGTTGCTTTATTAACCGAAATCTGTGTTCGAGTTGGTAGATTAATTCTATGACCATTTACATATGCTTTACCCGGACTTAATTCTGCTTCTAAGGTTGTACTACTACCAGAATCGTATGTCAAATAAAATGGATCTACAACATAATTACCAGATTCTTCAGATGTTCTTTGAGCGATTAGATCATTAATTTTATTATATTGATTAAATCCTGTTGCTTGTTCTACTATAACTGAATTAATAATATTAGCAATATACATAAATGTAGTTAAGCCAGGATTAGCCGGTTTAACTACAAGTGTTAAAGTTATTCTATAACGGTCAGCACCAGGTGCTGCAATATTTGGAAATTGTCCTTGATTGTCAAATAACGCATCATTATCAGATGCGGTGACTACATCCTGAACTACATTAAATCCTACCTGCCCTGTAAAATCATTGCTATATTTTGAAACAATTATTGATTGAGATGTAGCAAAACAAAAATGACCTTGCGTAAAATAATCACCTGATGCGACTGATAGTCGTACACCTTGACCGTACGATGGATTTGATTCAGTATGATTAGCTTTAATTTTATACGATTCACTGCCGTTATCTATTTGAATCGTTTCATCTGGCAAAAATCTTAAGGTAGAGATTCCAGCGGTCTGCGATCCACCACTTCGATACATAATATAAAGTGTAGGAGGATTTTCAGCTGTTCCATCCCCGTCTTCAACACAGATAATCTCAGCACTAATACCAGAAGTTAATCCGTTAAAAATAGCTCCAGGCACAGCTAGTGTGTTTGCTGCAAATGCAGTAGTAGGAGCTTGCAAAATGCCTGGCTGCAATTTAACAAATTGAATATTAGCGTTTAAACTAATTCCACCTGGATTAACCATCGCTCCTTCTTTAAAGATATTTCGACCAAACCGCTCCATATCTTTTTGAATAATAGTTTGGGATTGAGTTAATTCTCTTGCTTGTAGCGCTCTACGCGGATTAAAAAGAATTCTTTTGTACCCAGCGCTATCGGAAAAATCATCCTTATAGGTAGAATTCATCAAGTTTTCTGAGAAGCTTATTGGCATGTTATTACTCTACTCTTATAATTGGATTATTACTTTAATATCTTCGGACTGATTTGCAGTACGAGAAACTGCTACTCGATTATCTAAATATAAAACTTCACCAGATAATCTATCCACTTCACCTGGATTATCATGTGTTTCAATAACACCTTCACCGTTTCCATTTGTTTCTGCAATAGTTTCACCAGTTTGAAATTGTTTAAAACCAGTTTCAGGAGACTGATGGTAAAATAATCTTGATCCTAAAGTTACACTTGAATCTACATTATCTATATAAGCTTTAGCTCCACTACTTACACCTTCAATAATTTTATCTTTATTAAATGCAATAGTATAACTTGATAATTTAATATTTCTAGATGCTATACCAGTAAGAGCAAAAAAGTCACCTGCAGAATCTCCGGCGCTTGGATTTTTTAAAAGACCTATTTGTCTAAAGTCTTGAGATAAAATAAAATCATCATCAATATCTAAAATTTTGCTTCTAAACATTAAAGCATTTGCTTTTAAATCTTTCCTTGCATCTCTGCCAAATCCTGGCGTTGGCCCGATGATAGGTCTTGCTTGAGCGCTGTCACCGCCAGATCCATCTGGAGAAATTGTAACAGCAGCGAAATCATAGCTATCTAAATAGCTTAATGTATTTCCAGAAGTAGGATTAGTATTAATAGCAGTAATTGTTCCGGCATTTGAATCTATAACTGCAGTTACAAAATTTGTAGCAGAATCACCGAACGATAACGTTCCATTCCCACGAATAACGACATTTGGCAAAGCTCCAGTAGTTCCATATCCATTGCCACCGTTTGTCATTACGAATGAAGTAATTCTACCTGGCTTAGCATTTTGTTGAATTTCCCACTGCTTAATTTCAATTCCTGTTGAGTTTGAATCTGGAGCTGTTTCTTGAATATGAACAGGCATATACTGAGATGACAAAAAGAAATTAGCTTTTAGAGCACTAACAGTATAAAGAAACTTCCATACATAACCATCTGATGTCGAGAACGGATCAACGTTTTCGTTTCCACTTGGTTTCACAAGAGATGGTTGCACAACTCCTTGTTTATTTCTGCCAGTCCGTAAACAAATATATACTCCGTAATTATCTGTTAAAACATAATACCTAGTTCCAACACTTAAACTACCTTGTCTTCTATCATCCCATTGAGGGTAAACTGTTCCGTATGCCCAATCTTGTCTTGGTACAACGAAACTAGCAGCTTCTACTTTTTTTACGGATTGCAACCGTTCTTTAAAATCTATTATATCAAATTTGGCATTAATCGGAGTAGTAGCTGCATCATTACTATCCCAAATTTCAGATCTTCCAACACCAATATAATATTCTGTGCCTGAGGTATTATAATCGCCCAGTAAAGCGCTTAAGATGTTAAATTTTAAATCATCAGTGACGATAGCTGTCATATTTCTTTCCTAACTTAATATGTACTCAAATTGTAATAGTAAAAATATTAATATTTGTTAACTATATTTATATACTTTTTTTAACTTATCCTACAATATCAGAATCATATAGCGGATAAAGTTGAGTCATATCTGAATCAGCTTCAAAGAACGCTGCGCCTTGTTCTGCATATGCAAGAGATGTAGTAATAATAGATGGATACGGCTTTGTCATATACGATGGATTATCTCCAGTGCCTACATAGAAGGATGGATATGTGCCATGATAACCATAAGAATCGATACCATTTCCAAGAGAAAGCGTTGGGTTGCTATCACTTCGAATAAACGATGCGCTATCTGCTGTAGTATTCCAAATTTCTCTTGTTTGTGCTGCCCAAGCATAAGTAGTAGGATACGCAGCCTCGAGCTCAGTGATAGTTCTATTAAGATATATATTATTTCTTAATGGTTGTGTATGTAATCTAAGATTATAAACATTTCCATTAAAAGTTTCTGATGTAAGTGAAGTAATATCTAATTCTTGGAAAGTCTGAGCTGTTAGTCTTGAACCAAGTGAATCATAAAAATAATTTTCAGATATTGAAGCTTCACCATGAACAGCGAATGGTTGTATATCAAATATTTTAGCAGTTACACCAGAAATAATTGAATTGGTTGCTGGCTCTTGTATTACTATTTCAGCGCCTAAGAAAAATCCGGCTGGATGTACAAACTTTTTATATAATTCTTCCCAACTAGGCATACCAACATCTGTTCTAATTAGATGAGATAGCAATTGATAAATTTTTCCATCTTGTAATACTTTTTGAGCATCAACTCCAATTGGAGAAGAGGAATCATTAAGATAAAATAAATCGTTTTTAGGATAATGAACAACTGCATCTGTAGCAAAAAAAGCTCTAAAGAAACCTTCAGCCGAATATTTAGATCCTTTTACTCTATAAAACTTTGCAAAATTACGAATAATTTCTCTTGGTACTTTTGGAAACTTTAAAACACCAGTTGATAATGCAAATTCATTTAACATTAAATCTAACTGTTCTAAAGAATTATCTTCAACATCTCTACACGTATAAACATCTTTTACTAAAGATCCAAAACTTTTAGCATCTAAAAATTCGTAGTAGTATTCTAAAAATAATATGATACTTGGATATTCATCAACAAAATATTGAGGCAGAACTTCTTTAACTGAGCTCTTATGCATCTCTATCGGTAATCGATTAAAATCTCTTAATGTATGCTCTAAACCTTTTACCATTCTCTTAGTAACCTAACACTATATTAGTATCTTGATAATCGATATTAACACCAACTGTTAGATTATTTTCAGATACACTTAATACGTAATTTCTAAGAGGTTTAATTACTGTTTGATCTTGAGGAATAGCTTTAATTTTGACAGAACCTGATCCATCTATAATGGCTCTTGGTGCAAATCCGTTTAACTGGACTAAACCGCTTTGCGGAAAATATGTTCCTAAAGTATCTACTATTACCGAACTATTTGCATCAACAATTTGAAGTACAGTAGTACCTAGTTGATTTCTTATTCTCGCAATAATGTTATTATCACCATACGTAAATGTGCTTGATTCAATACTATATCTATCCTCAGATGGATTTTCCAGTCGCACCGGAAAATATAATTTATACGAATCTTCTAAATTGAGTGTTGGCTGAAAGCTTATTTGAAGTTTAACATTCATACTAGAAGAAAGAACAGATGGGTCATAAGCATCGATCTTTGTTAACAATGATGATCTTCTAAAAGTTTTACCAAATCCAGCTAATAGTGTATCAAAATGTGTTTTAATAAGATTTTTTGTTCTAGCTTCGATATTACCTGACTTTAATCCAGTAAGATTAGGGTCCCATTGAATATTTGCATCGATTAAAAAATCAAGAGAAACTGGCTCTACAAATTTTGTACTTATAGCCATAATGGCAAGATTGTTGGTGTATATATTAACTATATTCGACTTTATATTTATTTTTTCTTCTTCAGTTACACCAGATCCATAATCTAAGCTGATATATACACAACCATAATCAACTGGAATATTATCTTGACTTCCCCAGGCTGCAACTGATTGAATAGCTGGGAAATTAGCTTTAATCATTGATTCGTAATCTAAAGCAGTAACAAGTCTTTGTTGTGTACTAAAAGCAACAGGTGCCAACTGCTTTATAGTGTCAATAGATTGTAAATTAGATCCACTAATTGATTTTGAAAGTGGTATTACATTTACTGGATAGCTTGTGCCTAATATAGATATTTGATTATTTGCGGTAAATGCAATTCCTCCATTACCAGCTTCGCCTGCTGTACTTAAATAGCTCACAACAATCTTATTACCAGCTGTCGGTGATTTGCCAAAAGTTACTCCATCGCCAAAATTAATTTCATAAAAACCATTTGGCGTTTCTCTTATCGTATAATACGTTGAAGTAGAATCGACTGTAACAGCTCTATCTAATTCAGTATAAGTTTCATAAGATGCAGATGTTGTAGAATTATATACTGTTACACTAGCGGTTTTAACGTCGATATTTTTATCTGGAATAACATATACTTGTCTATCTGTAGTTGCTCCTACTATAAATGTCTTATTAGTAACTTTACCTTCATAGGCAATAATTTCAGACGCACCAGTAGATGAATTAAAAGTATAAACTCCGTTAGATTCTACACCAGTGTATCTTTGTCTAGTATGAAATTCATACGAATTCCCATCAATAGTAGTACTAAATGTAAATCCAGGTGGAAGAAGAATAGATGTAGGACGGTTAGCTACTAATCCAGTATTAACCGTAGCTTTTAAAGCTACTCTTGAAGATGTTTTAGAAGCAATATCTAGACCTAGCATTTCAGCATGAGATACTACAGAAGGTCTTAATTGAGCAGTATTTAAAAATGATTCGTTTAACGCAAAATTAGCAATAAGACCGTTATAATGCGTGTTATATGCTAACACATCTAGTATGTTACTTAAACCAGAAGCTTCAAAGTCATAGTCAGTAAACTCTGATTTTTCTTTAAAAAATGTCTTAAGAGCACTTTTTATATTTTCAAAATCAAGTTGGGTTGATGTAATATTTGTTGCCATTTATCTTAACCTTGCTACTGAAGTTTCTATAACTTCTATTGTTCCTGTAGATAATACTAAAAACTCTATTCTACAAAAAATGTTATTTAAATCGGGTCGAATCGTAGATTGAACATTTAATATTTTTGCTCTCGGTTCCCAGTTTTTTACTGCCATTGCGACTTCTTGGTTAATATCATCTTCTAACAAATCATCAGCTAATTCAAAAAGCAATCCAGTCAGATCAGCTCCAAAAGAGTGCTGAAAAGGTTTTTCAAATTTGTTAGTCATTAATAAATTTTTTACAGCCTGTTTAACTGCAGCTGCTTCTGTTTTTTTAAAAATATCACCATTAGTTTTTAAGTTAAACAATAGATTAATGTCTTTACTCTCTCGAATACCAGAAGTGATAATACCTGCAGTTGAAAGATTTCCATCTTCTGTTGAGAATGCTCTTGTTACCATTTTATTCTATCTTCTATTGTTTATTCTATTTATACATTTATTTGTTAATTATTTGTTATTTTAAACTCCAATTAAGGCTTCCTCGGCCTTGCGATGCCGGCACTATAGAATCCTCTAGCCCCACTCTAATAGCCATATACATTGGTCGATCAGCTGAAATTGCTCTGCTTACATAAACTCTATATTTAATAGGACCATGGAAGTCACGTTCATTATATCCGACTTGTTTAAAGAATTCCTTTTCGCCTTCAACATCATGGAATATTAGAGTACTTCCTGGAGCATGTTTTCCAGCTTTTGCTGCTGCAGTTAATTCGTCAATGCTTCCATATGTGCCATTCGGTAGTTTTGTTTTTGTCCCGGCTTTCTTCGGTTCTGGTTCCTTAACAACTTTTGGAGTTTCTTTTTCTTTAACTATTTCAGCTTTTGTTTCAGCTGTTTTATATATTTCGTTTGATCGAGGAGCTGGAATCGATCCGCCTTCTTCATCTCTCATTGTAAATAGACTTGCATCTTTATAAATGTTAAAATCTCCTCCCCAACCCAATCCAAAAGATCTAGCAATTTCTGCAATGGCGTCTGGAAAATCATGAACAAGAGTAGTACCCTTTAAATTCTGAGAAGCATTAATGTTTATACCTAAACCAGACGCATTAGAAGTCCATAAATCCTCTCCTTTGTATTCATCAGGAAGATTTGAATATCTCTGCGTAGTTGTAGAATATCCTTCTAATGTTTTAATTGTATAATTATATTCTGGCCCTTCAAGTTTGTTAATAAATCCTTGAAGATTATCCCATACTACAGCTGATACCATGGCATAAAACCCGCTTTTAGTTTTAATTTTCTTTAACCCTTCCTCAGTAATAGCTGGAGCTGTTATATCTTCTAATTCAATTGCTCCTGTTTCACTTAAAGTTATTTCAATTAAATCTTTAGCTGATTGCAACTCATCATTAAAAATAGTTTCTAGCTCTTGTTTAAATGTAATTTTATAATTCTGTGGTATTTCTGGCATAGTAACTATAATTGAACAATATAATATTTTTTCTCCATTTGATAATTCATCTACTTCATATGTATCGTAAGATAATATTAATTTATCAAATTCTGCATTGTCTTTTAAATAACTAGCTAAGTCAAAAGTTACATCAGGAGACAGCTCACCAGTTCTACCATTTCTAACTTCAAATGCAACTACCCTACCAGTACTTGATAATTTTGTAATAGAGTCTTCTGGGGCGGATTTGTCACTTGGCCCTAATTTTTGGACACCCTCAACTATTTTTACATTAAATCCATCCATAAATTTAGGAGCTTTTACTAATTTTAATAGCTTAACACTACCAACTAAATTCCTTGCTACTCTATGTCTTTCAATCTGACTCATATGATTCATTGTTTCAGAATTTGGAAAGAATTTTGCGATTGGTACGCCGGCTGAAAGAAGAGTTCCCATTTTAATAGTTTTAATATGGTTTGGATTATATTGTGCTTCAGGTACAATAAATTTAATTTGTTTTTTAGATGTATCGCTCGCTTTATATCTAGAAATTATGGTGGTAGGATCAACCGCACCGATGACTTGCCCTCCCATTCTAGATTGAGTTTTCTTTCCGACTATACGATCTATATGTGGAGGAACTTTTTCAGTATATGAAGAAGACAATACCCCAGCCGCGATTTGCTCTTGAGTAAACGATAAATTATTTTTATTTGCTGGATTACGCATTTTAATTCTTATTTCAGCTGTAGTGAGAGGTTTCTCTGTAACTCCTGCTGTTGTAACGGTTTTATCCATATAATTATAGATTCCATCATCTTCATCTACAAAAACTGATTGTACCATATACGCAGATTTATCTAAGAATATAGAAGAAGTAGTTGCGGTTGGTAATGGCTTTAAATT